TCGTATCCCTTGGCGATACTTCCGTACGCGCTTGCCCTATCGGTCGCGTCAAAAGCCGTTTCGGCTCCTGCCGTGATTACGGTGTTGGTGCTGTATCCAGCNGCCTTCCGGAATAGAGTCGCGCACTTGTCCCAAATGTGGTCACCGAGATCGTTGAGGTTTGCTCTCGCAATCCTCTCGAGTCTCTCGCCTTGCATGAACCCTTGAGAGCCCACGTGGAACGAGGCGTTACACTCGTTAACTGTTACTTCAATCGCTGTTGAAGTGGTGTCCCCACTCTCGTAATCGGAGGGGTTGTCAGCCGCGGTGCTCGTGGTCGCCGTTGAGACGATCTGAACTTTTTGCCGAGGCATGTAAACGGAGGTTCCGAAGTCCCGAGTGAAGGCACGCAGTGGTGCCAATCTGTTCCCGAGAGTCGTAACCGCTTCTTCCGCAAGTCGATCTACGATCAACGCGGCAGCATAGGTGTTAGCCATAATGTGTGTTATTTAGTGTTGTCTGAAGTGTGAGGGTTATCCCCCCAAAATGGTAGAGTGCTTGGCGCGGAACGCTTTCCTCTTTGCAGCCTCTCCGTAATTACTGATGTCAAACGCTGCGTATTCAGCTTTGACTTTCTCTTCCGCGGTAGCGGAGTCTTCAGAGAGAACTTCGAGAGGCTCGTGTCCTGCTTGGGCCAAAGTCGCGTTTGCTTTCTCGTCAGCAGAATTACCCACCAATTCGATTTCAACGTTCTTTGCCTCAATCTCTTTTGCGTGATTTGCTTCGAGCTCTTTTCTCTGCTCGTCTAAAGCGTTTTGCATTGCCTGTGCGTGTCGCTCGTCTCTCACTACCAGAGCGGCAGCGTTAGTGGCGACGGTTTCGTCGAGCTCTTTTTTCATTGCCGCAAGTTCTGGTCCGAGATCCTCGGGACCAATTTCTGCAACTTCAAGNNTTGGCTCTCCGTCGTTTTGTTTGTTATTGAATAGTTTAAAGAACTTCATTTTGAGTCCGCTGGTTTGATTNTCGACCGGCTCGGGTTCCCTTGGTGGGAGGAGCTTGTCGAAAAAGTTTCGTGGCACGTTTTGCCATTGGAAGACGTCGACGTGGGCAGCTAGTGCTTGGGCCGGGAGAAGGGAAGAGACNAGNCCCACCTCTAGGGCTTCCTTCCCGTTCAACCANATCTCGTCTTTNAGCCGTTGGGCAGCCTCTTCGTTCGAGATCCCAAGAGCTTTGGAGATCTTCCCNGAGATTGATTCGTTCATGGTACGCATTTGGCCCAACTGCCGNTCAAGGTCCTCCTCTGTTCCCCCTGAGTAGTTGCGCACTTCGTGGAACATTAACCACCCGTCTTCGGGCATGGTCAGTCGGTCCGGCCCAACCTCTAACGCTATCACACCGGCCATGCTGAACGCCATGCCGTCTACCTGTGCGCTTACTTCTGCGTCGTGTTGTCGTATTGCGTTCAGAATAGCCTCCCCGTCGAGGACGCTCCCTCCCTCCGAGTGAATCCGAAGCAAGATCTCCTCTCCTTTGGATTCCTGGAATTGCCGGACGACGTCTCTCGGGTCCGTGGAACCCCCTATCGGTCCGTAAANNAGTATCTCTTTCATTCTGGCTCGTCTGTTGTGATTAAAGTGTTCGGTTCGATCCGTTCGTGCAGACCCAACTCTTCCGGGCTCACCTCCACCCCTTCGGAGTTGGTAGCGGATACCTGTCGCGCTACCTTAGTTCTGGTCACTTTGGAAATGGCTTGTTCCCTGCAATGCTGTTCGTAATCCTTCCCCTTGAACGCCTGGTATTCTTGCTCCGAGCACAAGCCCTTCTCTACTGCCTCTCGGAGAGCTCTCTGTTCCCGTCCATCGTCGACCGAGAGCTTCTCGGGCAAGCTAAAGGTCCACTTGAGCATGTCCCCGGGGGCTTCGATGTCATACCGGGGGTTGGCTCCTGCTTTAGCTAGAGCGTACGTGATTGCCCTCTTGGCAAGGTAGCGGAGACGCTTCTGACGCGCTTCGATTGCTTTCCTTGCTCGGACGATCTCTGCTCGTTCTGCTGTGCCTTGTCCCGGGCTTTTCCAGACCAGACTGTAGCACCAACCGATACCCACGATGCTCGCTCGAAGAATTCGGTCTTGGAAGTCGTTCCAAATGCTACCGGGGTTCTCGTGTTTGATTACGTCCAGTTCTTGGTCGCCAGAAATGTGCCGAATACCCGGAGCAATCTGTTCGTAAAGCACGCCCTCCTTTGTGGACGTATCAATCTCCCCCACCCACGCCGGGTCGTCGGGGTCCGGACCGTGAGGGGACTTCTCGACGAGGTAAAGTGACGAGATCAAGTTCTGACGGAGTGTCTCGAGCTCAGTGGACGTCATGCTGTTTTTCATGTCGTCCAGAGAGTGAGAAAACGCAGGGTAGCCTCTGGTCTGNTCGGGAAAGTCGCAGTCGTAGACGTGGATGAGATCCCGGGCTGACATGTCCTTAAAGTTTTTGCCGTCCTCCGTCTCNTTCACCCGGTAGGCTACCGGTCTGCCTCTCTTGTTGAAGATGACCCCGTCGTCAATGCGAAGCCCCCGGTACCTGCCTTTTGCTACTTCCTTGTCTGCCCTCAAGTTCCACACTTGGTAGGACGGTATAATCTGCAGTTGAGGAAACCCGCCCCGGCTCTCGGTGAGGAGCACGAAGCTCTCCCCGTCCCGGTCCATGCTTTTGGACACAACTTCGAGGAGCTCCCGCCAATCGTGACCGTTCCCTCGAACGTCGCACAGAGGATACCAAACGTTCTCAAGCCAACTCGACGCTTCGGACCCTTGCTCTGCGTCTGCCCCNAAGTAAATNGGAGCCCACGCCGAACCGACACTGTAACTTGCCTTCTGACGTATCGCTTCTTTGGCTGGTCCTTGGTTGAATACGAGCCGTCTCGAGAGAGCCGACAAAGTCTTGCGGTCCGCTTGTGGAATCAAGTCGCCAATACCCCAATCGGGGTTGCGGAGATCTGCCCCCCTGAAGTAGTTGTGACTCGCAGCGTGGGCGAACCTCTTCGAGGTAATGGGACTTCCGAACTGGTCTACAATCGACATTTATCAAAAACGCACCCCTGTGGTGCGGGTGGAAAGGGTGCAGTCGTTGTCAACCTCGTAGAGGACTCTGCCGATTATCTTCAGCATGTCAGCCTTGGTCCTGACGAGTTGCCCGGAGGCACTTTGTCCGTTGAGAGAGAAGCTCGTGGTTTCCAGGCTCTTGTCTGAATTAAGACAGTCGAGGGCAAGAGCCTTCTGCCTGACCCGAAGTTCTGCAATCGCTGACGCGTCGTCCTTCAACGCCAAGTAGATTTGCCGGTATAATTCTGCCACCTAAAATCGACCCTAGTGCCGCGTCTCGAAAATAGTCAAAGCAAAGAGTTGAAGAACCTTCCTTTTTCCCAACCTGCAAAACTGAGCCAGACGGCCGTCTTCTCTGGTTAGCTATAAATGGTCCCGGGGGGGGAAGAAGGGCGTCGGAGAGGGGAATACCCCGCCCCCACGCCCCTGCCCGTTCCGTCTATCGCATGTGTGAAGGCTTAACTTGTGCTTGTATAGTAGTCTACCGAAGGTGCCGGTGTTTTGTTCCCCTTGCTTTCTCCATCGAAAGAACAGAGAATTCTGACGCCTTCTTCCTCTCTAAAGTAAACTGCAGCCTCACCATACAACGGGGGGACTAAGCAAGGGCGGTACGTGCTCGGAGAGGGAGAGGGCTTTACTCCCTCTCTCCTTTCACGAATTACGCGTGTCGGCTCATTGCCCCAAGGAGAGAGGGTTTCAAGTTGGGAAGACTCTCCAAATCAGAGCGGCAGCTACCTGGTAGACCTCACAGTCCCACGCGTGGTTGTGCTTTTTCTTCCGGACCCACCTGACAGTCGGCTGTTTCGTTTTGGGGTGTAGGAACTCCTCCCTCTCTTCGGAGTCGATCTGTTCCGTCCACGCGTCCCCAATGTCGAAACAGACTTGCCACGGGACGCCTTCCCCGGCTCGGAGTCTCGCCAAGACGTTCTTGATCTGATCCACCGCCAAATGGACGAGGGGGATTCTCTTCCCACAGGGAGCAACGACTGTCTTCCTTTTGGACATGAGTCGGAGGACCGTCCCTCCACCCGCTGCCGAGTGCCTGAACCCGCCCGAGGGGTCGCCCTTAATCGCCACCCAGCCGTAGCGTGCACAGAGATCGTAGACCCGAGTGGAGTCGTAACCGGAGTCGATGTAGGCGTGGTTGCTCTGCACCCCGTGATCCCTCATCACCTGGTCGAGCATCTCGTCGGTGTGAATCAACCCGTAGTAGACTCCCACCGAGGACGCGTCTGCCCTCCACGCCCGTATGCACAACCAGTAGTGCCACTTCCCCACGTCGATGGTTGCGAACCTCATCACTTCCCCTTCGAGCTTCTCCCCTCCCGAGTAACTCCGACAGCTCTCCTCACCGTAGTCAAGGTCCTCCTGAGAGAGAGTAAGGGCGTCATCCCACGGCTTTGCCATTTGCTTTTGCACGAACTGTTGCATTGGCAACGACTGTCCGGTCTTCAACGCGTCCTGTGCCACGATGTGTTCGAGTGCGATATCTGCCCAAGGGGAACGCCAAAGAGTGAAAGCATTCAGGTGGAAACTAATGTGGCCAGGAAGGTGAGCTTCCCGGGTGATCTCGTACTTTGATCTCTCACAGAGCTTCCGACGGTTCTTGGTCGTGTCCTTCAACGCAGTAGAGCAGTTGGCGCACTCGTAAACCGCCTTCCTTGACCTCTCGGCTGCCGTCCCCTCGTCGGGATACTTCAGTTGCTCAAGTTCGAAGGGCTGTGAGTCTTTGCACTTCGGGCAAGAGAACGACCAAACTCTTTGTTCCCCTTGGTGGTGAATCAACGTGAAGTCGTCTCCCACGACCTCCTCCCTTTCTCCCGCGTGCAAAAACCCCGCTTGCCCGAGAAACACGGCACGGCCGTTCCATCGTCGGTGGAGCCGCTTTAGAATCTCGCCAATCATCCCTTGCTTCCACAGCCACACTTCGTCACCAATCACCCACCGCTCGCTCTTGGATTGTAGGCCACTCATGTTTGCACCAGTCAAGTGGATTGGGGCTCTTGGAATTATCAGTTCCATTTTTCGCCACTTGCCTCGTTCGGTCGGGAGCTTCGTCTTCAAAGGGACGCAAGCTGCCAGCGTGGGCCACAGCCCGGTCTCTGCCCAATCTCTCACGTCCTCATTCGTCTGACCGGAAATCATCATTGGACCCGGGTCCTCACTGAGAACGTTACAAGNAAGNGCTTCAATCATNGTGGACTTTCCCGAGCCAACCGGGGTGGTGATCGAAATGACCTTGTTCCCGTTGTCCCGTATTTCCTTCATTGGCTCCGTCCACCACGGAGTGTATTCCGGACGGTAATTCGTGGCGTCGGTGCTCCGGAACAGTTTGACGTGCTCTCGGCACCACTCGGAAGGACTCAGGCTGGTCCGTCTCTGGACGGCTCCTCGGTAACAATCGGTAAGGTTCATTTTCTGTGGGCTGCCGCTTTTTTCAGATCACCTCGTAGCTCTTTCTCCACTGCAGCTCTTGCAGCTTTCCAGGGTCGGCTTCGGGCAGTCGACCGAGCCTCTTTCCACTCGTCGACGAACGGAGTCAACTCCTTTTCGATTTGAGCAGGAGTAAGCCCGGAAAGACGGGAGGGCAGCTCTGACAGGATTGCTGAGTCGAACGAGTCGCAGACTCCCGCCACTTCCGCTAAAGCTACTTCGAGTTCCTTCCGGGGTAAATACTCCTCGTCCAAGATGGCAAGTAGCCTTTGCTCCTTCTCCGTGGCCGTGTCAATTCTCTCAATTTCTGCCCTCTTCTTCCTGTCGGCCAACTCCGCTCCTCCGAGACTTAGGTCGTTCTGCCACTTCTTCCACGTGGCGAGGCTGACCCCTCTCTCTCTCGCAAGCTCTAACTGTGTCTTTCCGCTGCCGTCTTTGACGGGTCTTCCCCGTTTCGTTTTACCTTCTGCCATTGGGAGTCTCTTGGTCGTTTTTGTGAGACGCGGCGTATTCTCCGGGCATTTGTGAGCCCTTCGAACGTCGAGCAAGAGCCGAGCCGACAAAGTAGAAGTCTTCCAGACAGGAGTCTTCGGGCAGGTAGGGTCTCCTCGCCCTCCCCGGTTGCTTTTTGACAAACGCATTCCCAACCCCTCCGTAGAATGGGGTCGTCAATTTGCTCAAGCACCCGTAATTCTCGAACAGCAGACAGCGGGACTCGTGGGAAAGACCCCGGACCCACGTCTCGAATTCTCCCCGGGCGGCTTGAACTCTCTGCCTTGCCCTCAAGGTTCTCCGAATCCACCGTCCAGAGGACAGGTAGACGCACATGTCCCTCCTCTCCTCAAACTCGGCTTCCTCGGTGATGAAACGCTCAAGAGTTCTCTCCCTTTCCCTAATGGTTTCGAGGAACTCGGCAGCTTTTTGAATTAATTCGGTTCGGTTCATTGGTTCGTTGCTTAATAGCTATTGATATTTTCGCAAACTTTGCAAAAAAAGCCCGAAGATGCCCTAGATCGGAAG